GAGTTTTTTCTTGTTCATGGACTTATGTTGACGGACTGGGAGGATCTATCAACCCCCGAAAGTGGATCAAGAGATGATCGTCATATTTGACTGTCAACGGGGGGCTGGTGAACGGTTACGGTGACAGCTTGAGGATCGCCTTTAGAGTGAAAGTGCTCAACTCTTTTCATTTTATTTTCTATGTCTTTTAGTGGCACCTCACAATAGGCGCATAGTTCACCTTGGTCAGCGAAAATTATTTTTTTAATTTGCTTGTAGCAACGTCTTTGTTTATGTGTTCTAAACGCATCCCATTTCCCGTTTGGGTTTTTAATCCTATAGCCTGATAGTATTTCAGGTTCTGCTGATTTATTTATTTTTTTCATTGAGAACCTCCAGTTCCCATTTCCTTGCCTCTATATAGAGATCTAACTCATTTAGTTCATCATCCTCATTAATAAAATTATTTTGTAATGCATTCCTCAATGATATAGCTTGTGGGCAATCCCATTTATCGTCATAGACTAACCCTTTATATTTTTCTAGTTTTTTTGTCTCATTTAATTCTGAATATCTATCATCCACATAGAAATTTTCATTCATTACTCGTGATGCTTTGGCCCCTAGCGTTCCTTTGATGGAGTTTTGCATCCCTCCATTTTTAAGTATCTTGACTGAGTCATGGTGTACTGTAGATATGACGATTGGGCTATGAGTTGTCAAAATAAACTGTATGTTTGGAAATGTTTTAATTAGTTTTGGGACTACGCTCTGCTGCCATTTTGGATGGAGATGAAGATCAATTTCATCAATTAGAACTATCCCATTCCCATCAAGCGGGGACTTCTTTGGGTTTGATGATGGATTTAATAGAACTAATCGTCTTGCGATATCACCAATTAAAGAAATTAATGTTTTCTCACCTTGTGAAAAGCTATTGATGCTTATAGTTGTCTTTTCTCCACTGGAGCTTATTTTATCTGCAACAAGATCAAATTCTGGTGTTTTTACGACCCGAATATTACTAATTCCAGGGAGAAATTCGTATATTGCCTTTGCAACAAAATCTAATGTATGCTTATACTTGATTTTATCTTCTGATGAGTTTTTAATTGAGTTTATTTTTTCTGTTACATTTAAAATGCTAGTTTTAAGCATATTTAAAGATCTAGCGAAAACATCCCCGGCCTCCTGTAAATCTTTGTTTTTCATAAGCTTTTTAAGCTTTTCATAATCATCATTTAATGATGATTGTCTTTGGATTAGTTCATCCAGCTCACCTCTTACATGTCCAATAATGTCATCAATATATCTGAACCAGCTTATAAATAGTTCAAAGCTATTTTTTTCTGATAACGCTAATGCATAGCCATCATACTTGCTCCAATTTTTGTTTTTAAACGTTGACTGTATGATTCTCTCTGCGTCTGCACGGCTCATTGTTACTGAGCGCTCAACAGGATAATAAGCAACAAGTGGTAATCCTAAATCGGATTTCCTTGAATTGATGACTCTATATATATACGTAAGGGTTGATAACTCAGAGTGGTCACTATAAGATTTTAGTTCGGCACCACTAATTGCTTGATTAAGCTCGCTAATATAGTAATTTTTTTCATCAAGCTCATAAGTACATTTGATAGATGAGGTAGAAACATCGTTACCTTTTCGTATATCATTTATATCAATTGTAGTCCCGGCACTAAAGTTTTTATTATCTGACTCAATGCCTCGTCGGATTAGATTCAAAGACTTAAGTATGGCATCCAGGATTGTTGTTTTTCCTGTTCCATTGTTACCGATTAAGACAGTTATATTGTTATGGGTGGATATTTTTAAATCAACATTAGTTATTCCTCTGAGATTAATGATCTTAACATCTCTCAGTCTTAGCTTCATTTTTCCACTTAAAAAAATATCTTCTAATTTTTTAGTATATTTTTCAGCGGCCTCATCATCTTGTAAAACGAACTTACCTTGTTTATGATATTTTGCAAGTCTGGCTATAGAAGATAAATCATCGCTTTCAGATTTAATGATGAGATCTCTAATTGATTTTGATTTTCTTATATCAGTCATTTTAATCCTCTCTTAATCAAATCCCGTACAAATGACCTTCCATATTTGGCCTCAATCTTATTCAGAAAGTCAGCATCTATACTGCGGCTGAATGAAATCAGTCCAATAAGATGACTTATTCGTTCATCATCCAAATTACCAAGAGTTGCTTGATGTATTAGATGGTATACATATCTTTTCCTCTCTCTACCAATTGAGAGTTGCTTGTCATTAGTTATGGTTATACCAGTGACATGACGGTTATGAGCTTTAGAAGAAAAGATAGTCTTTTGTTCATTAACCGTTATCGCACTAGAAAACTCCTCGTTTAGTAATGCTTTAACGATATGTGGAAAAGTAAATAGTATATTTTTTTTATTTGTTGAAAAGGTTAAATCATCGGCATATCTACTATATGCAATACCAAATTTTTTGCAAATGTCAGATAACTTACTGTCGAATGAGTACATGACTATGTTTGAGACAAAGGGGGACGTAGGGGCACCCACACTAAGGATTAACTTCCCATCTCTTTTTTTACTTGGGTTCCAGAATAAGAAGCGTTCGATTATTTTCTGATGCCTCCTTGGAATGGCAATATCTTGTTTATTCAGAGAACGCCATAAAATATCAGGAGTAATGCTGTTAAAAAAATTATTGAGATCCATTTTTAATAGATATTTATTTTTTCTGTGAATAGTCGCATTAGTAATTATGCTACGGCTCTTGACATATGCATGAGCACTATCATGGACTTTAGAGTTGGACTCTAGAAAATTCAATATTATTCGTTGGATATGCTTCAGTGGTTTAGCTGGATGGGCAATGATGCGATATCCCGAGCGTCTTTTCGGGATTGCATATACTTTGTACATGTAAGGAGCTTTATTAGAGAGATTGGCCAACTCTAGAGAGCTTAACTTGGACTCCTTGATTACTTTTTCGATCAAAAGCATGCGCTATCTCATTGCCTTAGAAATCTATAAATAAAAAGCCTAAGAGCATAGCTCTTAGGCTTCGTTGCTCTTTACTAGAGGCCGCGAAAGCATCGCATTCCTAGACAAGCGAAGCGGATCTGGGAATGCGATGCTTTCGCAACCCATAGCCGTTCAATAAGTTAGAGTCTGGCTAAACACCCGACTAGACTAATCACGTTAGTCTGCACACTAAAGAGCAAAGTAAGTCTATGTCAATCACCTTACACTTACAATCCTCTACTTTAGACAAGTGGTATTGTGACTCGCATATCAAATGCTCTCAAGTTTGACGAGCTTACTTCTACATGTAGACGGTACTCTTCTTGGTCGACTGTCTGTTTGCGGCTCATGTTCATACCCACTCCACGCTGTAGTCGCTCTGTTCTTGCAGCCATTCCGGCGCATCCAGCCCCTCTAGTACCCGCCACATTTCTAACTGATATGGCTCCGGCAGCATCTTGATCCAGCTACGGGTGCAGGTGTGGCCCTGCGCCTGGTAGACCTTGCCGCACAGCTCAACCAGCATCGGCCAATCCTGGTCACCATCCGGGATCGCGTACTCATCTGACTGGTTTGGTTCAGCTGGCGACTGGCCCTCTGGCACCCAGTCCGGTTCGCTTGGTACCGCTCGGCGCGATTGCACTTGGCCGTTCTCAAGCCAGAGGGTGAAACCGTCAGCTGTGACGCTGGCACCAGCCCGCAAACGGCTGATAGAAAAGGGTGATAAACCCCATTGCTCTGCCATTACCTGGTCCGCGAAAGCATCAGGATCCGGCCGCGTACAGTTATTGTCAGAGCTCCAAGGAGCCGGGCTGTCGCCCGACTGAACCCCAACACCCCAGCCCGACGCCACGGCGGCCTTGGTGGCTTCATGGGTGCCTGCGGGAACCACTTCCCACCCTTGCAGGCGGGTCTTGATCCCTAAGCGGGCGGTGTGCAGTCCCATAAGGCGTTTGATGTCTTCGCCGTAGCAGTTGGCCTGCTCCTCGATGAGGTGGGCCAGTTTGATGGGGTGCTCGGCACGGGTGGCTAGGGCGCCACCCATGGCGTGGAGGTAACAGCGAAAGATGCCGTTATCCGCGGCGTAGCGGGCCGCCTCAAAACGCGGGTCTTGCAGCACTGGCTTGGGTGGCCCCACCAGATCGCCGTGCTTCTTGGCGTTGCTGATGCGGCGCAGCTCGCGCCATACCCCGACCGGGGCGCCCCCGATCTGCTGGAAGGTGCGAATGCCCCACCAACTGGCCCAGGCAACCGCATGCATGGCGGCTTCATTTGCGGGGGCATCAGCTTCTTCGTCGTCATCTAAATAGGCACCATCAATGTTCTTGGCGATGTACTTGGCGATATAGCCTGCCGCATCGCCTTTGGTTGGATCGATCTCCTTCCAGTCAAAGCGCGGAGTGAAGTCGGTATGAGAGGGGAGCCCCTTGGGATCACGGATCAACTCTGCACGGTCATGGCTCAAGGCATACCGCTGCAGAGTACTGATCACCCGCCATTTGTCGGCAGGGCGCATAAACAGCAGCAAGTGCCAGTGTGGGGTGCCGTCGTGGTGAGCCTCGCAAACGCGAAAGCCATAAACAGGTGCATCGCCCCGTTTGAGGGCCGCGCGGGCCAGGCTCCACAGTTTGGCCAGGTAGGCGCAGGTTTCGCGTGGTGTGGCGCCCTCATATTTCTCATTTTCGACTGTCTTGCCATTGCGCCCAGTCTTCCAGGCATGGAAGCGGGAAGGGGCTGTCCAGGTGAAGAAGACGCCCACATGGCCCTGCTCCTCGGCGTAGTCGCTGAACCCCCGAGCACGCACCATCATCTCGTTGCGGCGGTTGACTGGGTTGGCGTTGCTGGCCTCCCAGCAATCCTTCATCGAGATCACCAGATCATGCTTGGTGTTCATCACCTCCGATTCTGCCAGCCAGCGCATCATGGCCCGTTTACGCTCGCGTACTACCTTCATGGTGGCGTTCGACACATAAGCGGACACCCCTTTGCGCACCTTGCCGAGCAGGATGTTGATGTGCTCTTGCAGATGGTCCCAGGTGCGATTGATTCGCTTCTCCCACCACTTGGCCGAGAGCAGGCGCACCATCACGCTCAAGATCCAGTTATCACGCACCTCCTCGGTTTTGAACTCAGGCAGATCTCCAATGAACCCCCACTGATCGGCCGGTTGGCGAATAGCTTCCCAGGTCAGCAGCAGATCCGGCTCCTCACCGGCTTTGATGCCCTGCTCGATGTGGCGCCAGATCGCGGCTGTCTGGTTGGCGAACAGGTGGGCGACACGGTTGCGTCCCTCTTCATCGCGCATGGTGTGCGGGTCGACCGGGATCGCCTGGATAAGGCCTCGCACCCACTTGGTTCGTTCACGCAGCCAGATGTTGGCGTTGCGGCAATTGCGGCTGGTGCCATCTTTGCGGCGGCGCACGTACTGCTTGAACAAGGTCAGCGTGAGCTGTTGTGACAAGCCATCGAGCAGCTGTATGGCCCAGACTAGATCGCTCTGGCCCGGGGTGCCGATAAAAACGGGGCCAAGGGCACTGAGGTCTAGGTGGGGCAGGGCGTTGGCAAGGGTATCGATGCGCTGCCGCAGTGTCCGTTTGGACAGCGGCAGCTTGGTGGTATTGCGGGTCATTGGGCAGTAGTACCTAGCAGCGAGTTGAGGGCGTAGCGGTGACCCTTGATCACCAGGGAGGAATGAACGCAGATGCGACGGGCCGCCGCACACTGTCGCAGGGTCAGCGCTATGGTGGCTCTTGGCCGTGGCGAGAGTTGGCGGCACTCAATGAGCAGACGCTGGTAGCCCTGCAGGCGCGCACTGGCGCCCCGCAGGTCTTCCCACCACCAACCCAAGTCCCGCTCCATCATTGATATCAGGCGATAGTTCATTTGATGGTGTCTCCCAGGCCGTGCATGGGCGACACATCTGCCCACCAGTTCGCAATGGTGGTCGCCAGGGCGGCTTCACCACTGCCCAGCGCCAGCCAGTACAAGGAGCGGATCGCGCCCAGTGCCAGCAGCTCCGCCACCTCGCCGTTCTCCGGGGCGATGAGGTATTCCCCCATCGCCGCTTGCCAGTGCTTGGTCAGCTGGCTGACCGGTGCCGGTGGCTGCATATGGGCTGGGCCTGCTTCACCGCAGCCCGCGTCATCAACTGGGGCCTCCAGTTCAAACAGGTCTGCTGTCATGCCTCGTCCCCCATCACGGAATCGTCATCCAGCAGATCTTCCTGCTTGCTGGTCACAATCAATTGCACCTGGATGTATTGGTCGCCCGAGTAGAGATCCCCCAAGGCGATGCGGTTCTCCTGTTCGCCGCTGGCCAACAGCTCGGTTAGCAACGGCAACACGGCCAGCTCGGCTCGTTGGGCGATATGAATGGCGTCAATGCTCATGCCGGCTCCCTCAGGTTCATTGCGCGAAACAGCTGATGCCAGCGCAGGTTTTGTTGGGCTTGATCTCGAAGGGAGTTCCCCTCCGAGCCACGGTAGAGATAAGAATGTCGGGTATGGCCCTGCAGCCGGGTCGACAGCTCATGCAGGGCGGCGATGGCCGCCTGCGGATGGATGTGGTTAAACAGACCTTTCATGCGATCCCCTCCACGATGCGGATAGCGCCAGACGTCAGACGCTCCATGCGGGCGTATCCGTGCTGGCCGCGCAGCCAGGTGGTGCCGCAGTTGATGTAACCGCGGCTGACCAGGTAGGCACTGGCGGCCTTGATAGTGGGTTCGGTGTGGCGAGTGATAACGGCGGCCATGGTCAGGCCTCCGCTAACTGGTTGGGGGCTTGCCCGGTCAGGAGCCAGTCGATGTGCTGTTTCAGGTCTGCATGGTTGGCAATCAGCAGGAACAGGCCACCGCCAATCTCGCGGTAGCCCAGCTCGTAGTTCTTGAGCGTGGTCGGGGGAATATCCAGCAGCGCGGCAAACTTGGGGCGGCTCATGCCCAACTGCTCCCGCAACTGGCGCAGGCGCTTGGCGGCATGATGGTTGAGCAGGTTGATTTGGGTCGGTTGTGCGGTCATGGTCAGGCTCCTTGTTGAGCAGTGCAGGGGTTGATGCGGTGAAACAGAGAGGCCCAAGCCAGGGCGGTGGAGCGCTCGATAAGCGCCACGCCATCCGGGTGTTGGCTAAGACGGGCGCCATACCGGCCCGTCAGCTTGCGTTGCTGGATGCGAAGGTTGCGCAGGGCGCAAGGGATCGCTAAAGTTGTCATGTCGACTTCCTCATACGTTGTTGATAGAGGCCCGCTTGGAGTTGCAGCTCCGTAATGCGGGCTTTTTATTGCCCGATGGGTCGTGGGCCTTGTTGGCACATCGCAATACCTGCCGCAATAGCGCGTCTTTGTTGCAGCCTGGCTGCACGTTCCTTCTTCTCTCTTTCGATATCTCCGACAGGCCGGGTGACCGGTGCGGGATGCCATACTTTGCTGTCACAGCCGCCACGAAATTCCCCTTGATAATCCAGCGCCAGTACCGCCAAGCGGATTGCCTCGCGCTGCGAATGTGGCAGGGTGGAAAGGGTCGCAGTCATCAGCTGGCCGCGTGACTGACGGGCGATGGTGCAGATGGCGGCCTTCTTGGCTGAGCTGATCGCCAGCCAGTCGGTATCCAGGTTGGAGCGGGTCTTGCCGAAAATCTCACGCAGCAGCATGCAGCCCGCGGTGTTCATGGCGACCTGTTCCTGTGGGGTTAGGCCGGCGAGGTTGCGTTCGTCGTGGTTGATTTGTTGTTGCATGGGTTCCCCCTTACATAGTCGCGGCTTGCATCAGGATGTCTGATGCACAGGCCAGGGCTGGTATCGCTTGAAAGCGTTGTTCGACGTCATGGATCAAGATGGCCAGTGAGCCCATGGCCGATGTGGCCACGCTCACCAGGGTGTTGCGTTCAGAACGAGTGATCCGGCCGCGTTCCGTCAACTCCAGGGCTCGCTGGCCAATGCTGGCGATCTTGGCGTTCAGGTCGATCGCCTGATGGGGCAGGGAAGGGGTGCGTTCTGCCTTGGGGATTGCCACGGCAGTGAGGCCGCACTCCATCAGCATGCCGTCGAACAGGGTTTCGTCCCCGTCGGTGGCGTGGTAGATCGCAATCAGATCGGCCACTGTCAGGTGATGCGGCTGGTCAGGGTTGAGCTTGTTCCTCAATACCTGGGCATCAATGCCGGCGGCCTTGGCGATCTCGCTGATCACATGGGAGGCTGTAAATCTGCTGCATGCAGATTCGAAGTGCGGGTGTTTGCAGTCGCTACTGATAAACATGGTTCTCGCTCCATTGAGTGCCATAGTAATCAGGAGGTTGCAGGGAGATAGGCGGCTGCGGCGGCTTTGTGGTAGAGCGCGACCATGTTTATCAGGACGCGGTGCTTGGGGCCTGGTTTCGGCATGATCTGCAGTTCACCGCTTGAAATCATCTTCTTTACGGTGCCAACAGGGATGCCTGTGTCGGCGCTATAGCGCTCGATGGTTTTGACTGGTGTGTCGATCTTGAGTGCAATCTCTGACATGATAGATCCCCTTAAACGTTGCTCAATACGGCTCGATATGGCTCTAAAGCTTCAATTCAATCTCACAAAGTGAATTGTTGATCTAAAAAGTTGCACGGTCAAGTCGAAGGAGCATTAATCGCCAGATAAAGTTCTATAAGGTGCTTTATGACTACGGAGAAAGCTTTAAAGGTTGATTTTGATCAGTCATCCTTTTCAGAACGACTTAATAAGGTGATAGGCAACGAACCAATTCGCGCTTTTGCTCGACGCGCAGATATGAGCGATAGCGGCCTTAAGCGCTATCTGTATGAGGGAACCATTCCTCCTATTGATCGAGCTTTAAACTTGGCGCGAGCAGGAGGTGTCACCTTTGACTGGCTGGTGTTTGGTATCGGTGAGGCTGGGGGCTGCGCTCGAACGAATCTTCCTATTGCACCATCTTCTTATGTTCAAGGCTTTCATTTAACCGACGAGTTCACCACGATTCCTGCTTATCAAGTTGAAGCCAGTGCGGGGCATGGTTCACAGATCACTGATGAGCCGCTGGCCGAGCCGATGGCGTTCCGTTCCGACTGGCTGCGCCGAGAGGGGTTTGACCCGGCCAAGATGGCTGTCATCCGAGCTAAGGGCGATTCGATGGAGCCGACTATCAATGACGGTGATGTGATCCTGGTGCGCTTGAAGAATGGAGAAGCACCCCGCGATGGGCTTTATGTGTTGCGCCTCGATGGTGGCCTGTTCGTCAAGCGCCTGCAGTTCGATCTGGGCGGGGTGCGCATCATCTCTGATAACCCCTTGTATAAATCTCGAGACCTGAGCAAGGCCGAGCTTGCTGAACTGGATCTGGTTGGTCGGGTGGTCTGGGCAGGGAAGAAATTCTGATGGACAGAGAGCTCCCACAAGATGAATGTGAACTGGACTTTGACACACTGGCTGAGAGCAGTGAGTTAGAGTGCAAGCTGGCACAAGGTGCTGATGGTAAGGGCCAGCTACCCAAGGACTTTTGGAGCTCCTACAGCGGGATGGCAAACGCCAGGGGCGGAGTAGTGCTGCTGGGTGTGAACGAGAACAAGGGGCAGTTCTCTGTCGCTGGTATTGAAAATATTGAGAAGGTAAAGCAAGAGCTTTTTAGCCAGCTAAACAACCCCGCCAAAGTCAGTATCAATCTGTTGACGGAGGATGACGTAGTCACCTTGCTCAAAGATGGCAAGCAGATATTGCGTATTAACATCCCAGCCGCGGCCAGAAAGCAGAAGCCGGTCTTTATCAACAATAACCTGTACGCCGGGACCTACCGGCGGCTGTATGACGGTGATAGGGCGTGCGATCAAGAAACCATTAAGCGGATGGTGGCCGAACAGCTCGAAGATGAACGGGACGCCAGAATTCTCAAAGGATTCACGTTTGATGATCTGGATTTGGATAGCATCGGCGCCTATCGGAATCTCTTTTCCGCGGCTAAGCCGGGACATCCTTGGTTAGATCTCTCACCATTTGAACTAGTCAAAAAATTGCGTGGCTGGCGTAGAGATCGAGATACCGGTGAAGAGGGAATAACCTTAGCTGGCCTTCTGATGTTTGGGCAATGGGAGGCGATTCAGGAGGGGGTACCTCACTATGTGGTTGATTATCAGGAGCGGCCGGAGGCTAGGGCGGAACGCCGCTGGGTAGATCGAATTTTTCCTGATGGAAGTTGGTCAGGCAATCTCTTCGATTTTTATCGGAAGGTATATCGCAAGCTCATTGCTGACCTGAAGGTGCAGTTCACATTGTCAGAAGGCCAGCGCCTGGAGGATAGCCCGGTGCATGTCGCGTTACGTGAGGCACTGGTGAATGCCCTTGTGCATGCGGACTATTCGGCGAATGTATCTGTCTTGATCGTCAAGCGGCCCGATATGTTTGGTTTCAGGAATCCGGGCTTGATGAGGATTCCGCATGAGCTTGCCTTGCAGGGGAGTCATAGTGATTGCCGCAACAGGATTATGCATCAGATGTTTTTGATGATTGGTCTTGGTGAGCGAGCTGGTTCTGGTATTCCTAAAATTTTCAGCGGTTGGAAAAGTAATCGCTGGACCCAACCCAGATTACGAGAAATCGAAAGTCCGGAGCAGACCCTACTTGAGTTGCATATGGCTGACATCATTCCCCAAGAGATGATGGCACAGCTGTCGGCACGGCTGGATGTTGATGTCGCATCGCTGTCTGCACTGGAAATCCTGATTCTTTATTATGCAGCCGTGGATGGCTGGTTAAATCATGAGCGGATTTGTGAAGTGACCGAAGAGCATCCTCGGCACGTCACGGTGACTCTTTCCAAGCTGGAGCGTCAAGGTTTGCTAGCTTCGAAAGGAACTTATAAGAATAAGGTATACCATTTACCTGATGTGCAGCTTTTGACGCCTGATGATGAATCAGGGCAGGAATTTATCGATAACACCTTTATTCGTAATCCATTGACAGTTAAGGGGAAGTTAGAGGGGCACAATGGCCAGCAAGCGCTTAGTCACGAGCTAAGTCACGAGCTAAGTCACGAGCTAAGTCATGAGCTAAGTCATGAGCTAAGTCATGAGCTAAGTCATGAGCTAAGTCATGAGCTAAGTCATGAAATCGGTCATGATGAAAGTCAGGCATTTGATCCAGCGCTGATGACTTATGATGAGTTGGCCTGGCCGATCATTGAAGGTATCGCTGCAAACTATCGTGAAATCCCCAAGCGTAAAGTGACTGAAGCTGAGACTAGAAACGTTATTGCTCGTGTGTGTCAGTGGGGGTTTTTAACGATCACAGATCTCAGCACTCTTTTGGGAAGAAGCCCGTTACCTCTTCGCCGGAATCATCTCACTCCAATGGTGAAAGAAGGGATACTCGAGTTGGCATTCCCTCACACTCCTTCCCATCCCAAACAGGGTTATAGGCTCAAAGCTCCGCCCCCTTATGGAGTAACGCCGCCGTGACGGTTCGCAAACTAAATGACGGCAAACCCAAGCAGTGGGTGGCCGATATTCGCCCCGACGGGGTAAGCGGGCCCAGGTTACGCAAACGCTTCATGACCAAAGGTGAAGCGCTGGCGTGGGAACGGCACCAACTGATGAACAAGCCTTGGCTTCAAGAGGCCGATCCTGAGCCTGTCTCTGAGCCAGAGGGCCCTCGGTTGCTTGACCTAGTGCACCTCTGGTTTGGTCGTCACGGCCAGACCCTTGCGGATGGTGAGCGGCGACGCGACAAGTTGGTGTGGCTATGCGAGGCGTTGGAGAACCCGCTGGCCAGTGAGTTCAACTCCGAGCATTTCTCGGCATACCGCGAGCGCCGGCTGGCTGGTGAGCTCTATGTGCCAGGGCAACGCAAGCAGGTGACCCCCACTACCATCAACCGCGAGCAGCTCTATCTGCAAGCGGTGTTCAACGAGCTGGCCCGTCTAGGGGTTTGGCACGGCGGCAACCCGCTTTCTGACCTGCGCCAGTACAAGGTGCAAGAATCCGAGCTGGCCTACCTTTCCCAGGATGAGATCGAGCAACTGCTTGATGCTTGTAAGGAGCAGCGGGATCTGTGGCTGGTCGTGATGCTCTGCCTTTCGACCGGTGCCCGCTGGTCTGAGATTGAGAAAGTCAGCCGATCACAGATCGGCATGGGGCGGATCACCTTCACCAAGACCAAGGGCAAGCGGAACCGGACTGTTCCGGTCGCCCCCTGGCTGCTGGCTATGCTACCCAAGCGCACTGGCCGCCTGTTCGATGATTGCTATGCTGAGTTCGAAAAGGCCATCAGGCGAGCAGGTATAAAGCTGCCGGCGGGCCAGAGCACCCACGTTCTGCGCCATACCTTTGCCAGTCACTTTATGATGAATGGCGGCAATATCCTGGTGTTGCAGCGAATCCTCGGCCATACCGATATCAAAATGACCATGAGATACAGCCATTTTGCACCAGATCACCTAGAGGATGCGGTACGGCTAAACCCCATCACAGCCCTGAAAAGTGTCCATAAACAGTCCATCGAGCCGCCCTATATTGGCTAACAAAGCTCAACGATGAACTTTTGCTACCTTTAAAAATCAGTAACTTATTGATTTATAAAGGTGTCCAACGGTTTCAAAATCCGCCGATGAATAATCGTGTCGGTTCGAGTCCGACCCCGGGCACCATCAACTAATTCAATGACATAAGGCCACCCAAGCGGGTGGCCTTATGTTTTTTCAGTATCTGAACATTTTGTTATGGCGCCAAAGTGGCGGCATGCTCATGATTGTGCCCTGTCAGATCCAAGCCAATAGCAAAGACCACCCTTGCTGATGGCCTTGGATATTGTGTCAATGCTTACCTCTCTTCACTGCTTTCTCTCTGTGTCCGCATTCATCACTGGCGCTAGCCAGGTATATCCCGTTGTCACCTGCGGTTTTGTCGTCACCGGTCTGTCATCAGCCCTGGTTTATGCTCTGCTCTATTTCGGTGCGAGCGGGCTACCCTGCACAGCATAAGTGCGCCTTTGCTCCCATGCTGACGTACCTTGTGATCAACTCTGGTGCATTGCTCTGCCTGTACGAGCACAAGATATTGATCTTAAATGATTTAGTGAGTTGGCCTATTTTATGCTTTGAGATTGCCATGATGCTGGACAAGTCGATGCACTGCCGAGTAACAGTGGTGCAACAAAGTGAATTCAGTGTGCGGCGCGACTCATGGATTCGATATTCATATCAGGAAATGGACCCGGACTGGTGCCGGGACGACAGGGAAGGAGAAGGCAGTATGCTCAAGAGACTCGTGATGACAGGCTGGTTGGCGCTTGCCGCCTTGCTGGCCAGCCCCAGTTGGGCTGAAGAGCTGGTGGCCGCATCGGTCGATGTTGTGCAGGCAGCGGCGCCAGTGGTGGCTGCCGTGACCATCAACAAGGGTGACAACACCTGGATGCTGCTCTCTGCAGCTTTGGTGATCCTGATGTCGATCCCCGGGTTGGCGTTGTTTTATGGCGGTCTGGTACGTAGCAAGAACATGTTGAGTGTACTGATGCAGGTGTTCACCCTGTTCTCGCTCATCTGCGTGCTGTGGGTGATCTACGGTTATTCACTGGCCTTTACCGAGGGCAACAGCCTTTACGGTTCTTTCAGCAAGGTGCTGCTCATGGGGGTAACCCCTGATTCCATCGCGGCCACTTTCAGCAAAGGCGTCGGTATCAGCGAGTTTATCTATGTGGTGTTCCAGGGGGCTTTCGCGGCCATTACCTGCGGCCTCATCGTGGGGGCCTTCGCCGAGCGCATCAAGTTCGCCGCCGTCTTGCTGTTCTCGGTGATCTGGTTCACCTTCGCCTACATACCGCTGGCCCACATGGTGTGGTACTGGGCGGGCCCGGATGCCTATACCACGGTTGATGCTGCAGCCGCAGCAACGGCGACGGCCGGTTATCTGTTCCAGCATGGTGCACTGGATTTTGCCGGTGGCACTGTGGTGCACATCAACGCCGCCGTAGCCGGTCTGGTGGGGGCTTATCTGGTGGGCAAGCGTCTGGGTTACGGTCGTGATCCCATGACACCGCACAGCCTCACCATGACCATGATAGGGGCCTCCCTGCTCTGGTTCGGCTGGTTCGGGTTCAACGCAGGATCCGCGCTGGAAGCCAATGGCACCGCAGCACTGGCCTTTATCAACACCTGGGTGGCCCCGGCCGCCGCTGCGCTCTCCTGGACCTTGGCCGAGTGGGTGATGAAGGGGCGTCCCTCCTTGCTGGGCGCAGCCTCAGGTGCCGTCTCCGGTCTGGTGGTGATCACCCCGGCGGCCGGTTTTGTCGGTGTGGGTGGTGGCCTGGTGATGGGCCTGATGGGTGGCGTGGCGGGGTTGTGGGGAGTTCACGGTCTCAAACGCTTGCTTGGCGCCGATGACAGTCTTGACGTGTTTGGTGTGCATGGTGTGTGCGGCATTCTCGGTGCCCTGCTGACCGGCGTCTTCGCCAGCCCGGATCTGGGTGGTACC